AAGTAAACGAAGAAGTTTATGAGCCTACTGAAGCAAATGACGAATTGGACTTAGATGATTACTCTAAGAAATCTCCAGAAAGCATTTCTAAACAGAAGAAAAGTTTAGACAAAGCACCTTCAAAAGGTGACAATCCATTAGAATATTCATTAGACGAAAACGAAATCTATGAAGCGATGATGAAAGAGTTCAACGAAATCGAAGAAGGTAAACTTCCACCTGGATTACAAGCATACCAGGATAAGAAGAATGGCAAAAAAGATGAAGCAGTTGAAGAAACAGTTGAAGAAACAGTTGAAGAAACAGATGAGCCAATTGAAGAAGCAAAAGGTTATAAAATCCGTGATAAATCACGTGGACATGGCGTAGCAGATGAAACATATAAATCACGTGAAGAAGCAAAGTATGCCGCAGTAATGAAAGGTGCATCATCAGGTAGCGAATGGGAAGTTATTGAAGAATCAAAGCCAGACTTTTTAGATTTAGATAAAGATGGCGACAAAGAAGAGTCAATGAAAAAAGCGGCTAAAGATAAAAAAGAAAAAGCCGATGAGTCATTAGACGAAGCAACAGAAGGTTGTGCTGATTGTGAATGGATAAAAGACGAAACAGACGGCGACATTGATACATGTGATGAATGTGCGGCAGAAAAGAATGAATCTGTTGTTACTGAAGATAAATCAGTTTGGGCAGATTTCAAAAAAGCATACGAAACAATGGATTTAGAATCTGAAGATAGAATGTTTTTTAGTATGAAAAATTGGTCAGGACATCGTTTTGAAATTCAAAGTGATATTGAAGGCGAAAACGGAACAGTAGTTCTAGGCATGCATGTAGCAGACGAAGATGGCGAGCCTGATTTTCTTCAAAATAGAAAGTTTGCATTAAGCGACATTGAAGCAAATATTACTGGTGCTGGTTGGTATGCAGATGGCGGAACTGTACTTAAGACAACTATTGGTGACTTCGAAGGAATGGATATGGAAGAAGAAGAGGTTACTGAGCCAAATGAATCTTCAGATATGGACAGACTTAAAAAATTGTCAGGTATGTAATAACATATAAAAATTTAAATAAAGAAAGTCTCCTCAGTGAGACTTTTTTTATGGGCGCCCATTAAAAAACCCGACATAAAGCCGGGTTCTCTAAAATATTTCAGAGTAGATTAGTAACCGTAAGTTTCGTCATTGTTTCTGATAACAGAAGACGCTGTATCTGTAATAGCACCAAAGTCCTGTGTGTCAACTTTAACACCAGTAATTGCTCCTAATTCAGTATAGCCACGTGTTCTACCAGTTGAACCTAACGCCGCAGAAGTATGTCCTGCACCTCTAGTTGGTAAATCATCACCGCTTGATGTAATTGAACCAAAGTCAGCCATCTCTCTTAAATCGATAGTACGTCTAACTTTGACCTTACGCATTCCAGCGACTGCTCTTAAACCTCTATATCTTGCCATTTTTATTTCTCCCATGTAATGATGTCGAAGGTGGGAATCCCCCAATCATCAATAGTATTTATCACATATGCCACATTATTAAGTTCTAACGAATGATAAATACTATTATAATTAAGTGAGTATTTAATGGCAGATTTAACTAAAAAACCATACGCAAAGACACAATTTAGTAATGCACAACTATTAGAATTCAGTAAGTGCATGAATGACCCATTCTATTTTCTGAATCATTACTTTATGATTCAGCATCCTACGGCAGGTCAAATGTTGTATAAAGCATATGAGTACCAAACTGAATTAACAAATTCATATCACAATTATAGATTTTCTATATCTATGTTGGGCAGACAGATGGGCAAGTCAACAACTGCGGCTGGTTATCTGTTATGGTATGCAATGTTCAATCCAGACCAAACAATTCTTATTGCGGCACACAAATATTCTGGTGCCCAAGAGATTATGCACAGAATTAGATATGCATATGAGATGTGTCCAGATTTTATTCGTGCTGGTGTAACAAACTATAACAAAGGTAGTATTGAATTTGATAATGGTTCTCGTATCATTGCTCAAGCAACAACAGAAAATACTGGTCGTGGTCTTTCAATCTCTTTACTATACGCAGATGAGTTTGCATTCGTGCGACCAACAATTGCGAAAGAGTTTTGGACTTCTATATCTCCAACACTAGCAACAGGTGGTAAAGCGATTATCACATCAACACCAAATAACGATGATGACCAGTTTGCTATGATTTGGTCAGGTGCTAACAAAAGACTAGATGACTACGGAAATGAAACAGATGTGGGTATAAATGGTTTCAAACCATACAAAGCATTGTGGAATCAACATCCAGACAGAGATAAACAGTGGTCAGTTGAAGAAGAAGCACGTGTTGGTAAAGAACGTTTCTTAAGAGAACATGAATGTCAGTTTATTGCTTATGATGAAACACTAGTAGATAGTCTGAAGTTAGCAGGAATTAAAGGCAGAGAACCAATCCTGAGAACAGGACAGATTAGATGGTATGAGAATATAAACAAAGATGCTACATATGTTATTGGTTTAGACCCATCAATGGGAACAGGTGGAGATAATGCCGCTATTCAAGTATGGGCATTGCCAGAACTAGTGCAAGTTGCAGAATGGCAGAATAACAGAACAGATGTGAGAGGGCAAGTACAGACGATGCACACTGTTCTTACTATCATTAAAGATGAGATGAGAGAACTAGGAAATACTAGTCCTGATATTTATTGGTCAGTAGAGAATAACTCATTGGGTGAAGCCGCTCTTATCGTTATTGAAGAAATGGAAGAAGACAGATTTCCTGGCACATTCTTACATGAACCTAAGAAGAAAGGTAGACAACGAGTTTCCAGAAAAGGTTTCACTACAACTTATAAAACAAAAATTACGGCTTGTATGAAGATGAAATCTTGGCTTGAAAGTGATAAGATGGTGCCAACAAGTAAGAACTTCATAAGAGAGTTGAAAACATTCATAGCAAAGGGTAAAAGTTATGAAGCAAAAACGGGCGAAACAGACGATTTAGTTTCAGCAACCCTTTTATGTGTTCGTCAAATACAATTCATCTCACGGTTTGAAGAGGGCTATGAAGAGATGCTTGGTGAGAGTTTAGATGGTGAAGCAGAATATAACGAGCCGCTTCCTATCATATTTTGATAAATACATAAAACAAGTTCGGAAATATAATTATGGCAATAAATTTAAATGACATATCAACAAAAGTGATGAAACTGATGCAGGGCAGTGGACACGCAATGAAAATGTTCGATGCTACTAGTGGCAAGAGCGTTGCGACACCTGACGAGGCACGTTTCTTTTACGTTAAAGAACCAAATATGATGGTTCATATCGATGGAAACACTAAGGAACTAAAGTTTCATATTGGTGAAGATATTGACATAGATAACGAACAAATACATAATATGATGAACCAACTGAAATCTTTAGCAAGAACTAACATGCTAGACTTTGATATTCGTTCATTTGGAAAACATATAGAACCTAAGAATTATGCATATAAGGTTAAACAAAATAAGGAGAATACCATGAATGACCAAGTCAATGAAGGCATGGGCCCGTTGTCTGGGTCGTCACGTACTAGCCGTCAAACATTAGAAAATGTAAAACTAATATTAAAACATAGAGCGCCAGTAAACGAAGAATCTCGTGGCTCTCGTTCTCGTAATATCTCAGCAATCTTTGTTGAGACAGGTGAAGGCGAACGTTTTAAATATCCATTTATTCACTTAAATGGTGCAAGAGCAATGGCAAGACACGTTGCATCTGGTGGCGAAACACATGATATGGTAGGCGAAGCAATCATTGAGATGTCTGATAACTTATCAAGGCTAAAAGAATTTATGAATGTTGTAAACAAGCAAGGTCTTGTAAATGAAACCAACCGTGCTGATGTTTGGAATGTGAAACGTAGCGTTATGGCTATCAAAGAAAAGATACAAAGAATTCAAGGACCAAAAGGTTATGCTAGTTTTGTAGAAGACATGGCTCTTAACGGCACTAAAGCACAAGAAGAAATGTCAGAAGAAATGGTAGATGCATATGTAAAGAAATTTACAAAGTCTACATTTGAAGAAAATTTAAAAGACATTTTTCCATTACTACATAAAGTAAATGAAGAAGAAATGGAAAATCGTAGAGATAATCAAACTAATAGAGTTATAGAAATTATGACTGCAAAAGTCAAAAAGACTGGCGAAAAAATAAACACAATTACTTTTGGTGCGCCAAGTTCTGACAATTATGACTACTCAAAAATCAAAAATCAATTTGCTGAACCACGCAATCCAGAAGAAGCGGCTCAGATTAAGATTAATAAGATTGCGATGACATTTGATGACCTTGCTGACAGAGTTCAAGTAGATACGTTGTTAGACAAGAAAGGCAAAAAGAAAGGTCACGATTTAGCGGCAGAGATTTCTTTTTTCTTAACTGATATTGCTAACGAAATTCGTTCAAACCCAAGAGGTATGGACAAAAAAGATATGCAAGTAGCAGGTGCTTTAATGAAGATGTCCAAATCAAAAGTAGAAACTGTAGAGCCAAAATCAGCAGACGTACAAATATCTGAAATGCTTGAAGAAGCATTCTCAAAATTCGACCCAGACAGAGTGCTTAAAGAAAATTAATTTTCTACTTGACATTCATAGTCTATCTATGCTATAATCAAAGAGAGTGTTAAAACTCTCTTTTTTTATGCTTAAAAACCATTCAAAAAGATTGATTTAGTGCTTGACTTTAGGAATAAAGATAAGTATAATAGTATCATTAGTAGAAATATGTATGGTACATAAAAACTAATATAAAACTAATAGTAAGAAAACAACTAATAAAGGCTAATATAGGAGAAAATAATGGCTACACTAGCAGAAATCCGTGCAAAACTTCTTGCACAAGATAACAAAGCATCAGATAATGCATCCTCAAACAGAGGGTCAGATGCAGTATACCCTTTCTGGAATATGGAAAACGACAATACAGCAGTATTGAGATTTCTACCAGATTCAGACCCAACAAACACATTCTTTTGGAAAGAACGTCAAGTTATCAAACTTCCGTTCCCTGGTGTTAAAGGTGGTGATGAACAGAAACGAGTAATCGTTCAAGTACCTTGCGTTGAAATGTGGGGCGAGTCTTGCCCAATTCACGCAGAGATACGTCCATGGTTTAAAGACCCAGCAATGGAAGACCTAGGTCGTACATATTGGAAAAAGCGTTCATACGTTTTCCAAGGCTTGGTTGTAACTGACCCTATCGGTGGTGAACAACCAGAAAATCCAGTTCGTAGATTTATCATTGGACCACAAATCTTCAAGTTATTGAAGGCGGCTCTAATGGATCCAGATATGGATAATCTACCAACGGATTATGAACAAGGTACTGATTTCCGTCTAACAAAGACAACTAAAGGTCAGTATGCAGACTATTCAACTTCATCTTGGTCACGCAAAGAGCGTTCACTAAATGAAGAAGAACGTCAAGCAATCGAAACTCATGGTCTTTATGACTTAAATGAGTTTATGCCAAAGCGTCCAACAGAGGATGACATGCGAATTATCACAGAGATGTTTGAAGCATCTGTTGATGGTGAATTGTATGACCCAACTCGTTGGGGTCAGCACTATAAACCTTATGGGTTAGATGTTCCAGCAGGAACTTCTGCACCTACAACTTCAACTCCAACTGCTCCAAAAGTAGAAGAAGTTAAAGAAGTTGCACCAGCAGAAACAACACCTGTTGCTGAAACATCAGCACCAACTCCGACTCCAGCACCAGCAGAAACAACTGCTGAAGCACCGAAGTCAGATGCGGCAGATATCTTAGCAATGATTCGTAGTAGAAAAACTGACTAAGAACCAATGATTGAGTATGGGGAGCATCGACTCCCCTACTCTTTTATATCACATAAGGAGAATTTATATGGCAAGAGCCTTTGATGCGAGTAAATTTCGCAAGAATATAACAAAATCTGTTCCTGGTATGAGTGTTGGTTTTAGAGACCCAGACACTTGGGTATCAACAGGTAATTATACATTAAACAAACTTATCAGTAATGACTTCCATAAGGGTGTCCCACTAGGTAAGGTAACAGTCTTTGCAGGTGAAAGTGGTGCAGGTAAATCTTTTATCGCCGCTGGTAACTTAGTAAAAAATGCACAAGACCAAGGTATTTTTGTAGTCTTAATCGATAGTGAAAACGCACTAGACGAAAGTTGGCTACATGCACTTAATGTAGATACAACACCAGAAAAGTTGCTCAAATTAAATGTAGCAATGATTGATGATGTTGCAAAAATCATTTCAGACTTTATGAAAGATTACAAGGCAGAATATGCCGATAAAGACGATGAAGAACGTCCTAAAGTATTGTTTGTTATTGACAGTCTTGGAATGATGATGACCCCAACCGATGTTGACCAGTTCAATCGTGGTGACATGAAAGGTGACATGGGTCGTAAACCAAAAGCCCTAGCGGCACTAGTAAGAAATAGTGTGAATATGTTTGGTGATTACAATGTAGGACTAGTTGCTACAAACCATACATACGCATCACAAGATATGTTTGACCCAGATGATAAAATCTCAGGTGGTCAAGGCTTTATCTACGCTAGTTCTATTGTAGTTGCAATGCGTAAACTTAAACTAAAAGTAGATGCAGACGGCAACAAAACTTCACAAGTACATGGTATTAGAGCGGCTTGTAAAGTAATGAAAACACGATATTCAAAACCATTTGAAAGTGTACAAGTTGAGATTCCATATGAAACTGGTATGAGTCCTTATAGTGGTCTTGTTGAGTTCTTCGAAGCAAAAGGTTTACTTATTAAGCAAGGAAATCGATTGAAGTACATGACTAAAGCAGGCGAAGAAATGATTGAGTTCCGTAAAAACTGGACTGATGAAAAACTTGATATTGTTATGAATGATTGGAATGCAGAAGACATTATAGAAGTAGAAACAGAAGATACTGTCGCTTCCGAAGAAGCATAAAAAATGAGCAATCTGTATAAATAGATTGCTTACCATAACAAGATAAAGAAGAGGAGTCAACTTGGAATCAGAATCACTATACGAATTGTGGGAAACTTTAGTGAACTACATTCCTGGCAAAGATAAAATAGAAGCCGGCGAAATGTTCATAAAACAATGCGATGATTTAGGAATGAGCAGTGAAGACATAGAGATACTTATCGATGGTAACCCAATTCTTTTGGTTTCATTAGATAGGTATTTCGAAGATGAAGAAGACGAAGATGATGAAGAAGACGAAAATGATGATTGGTACTGATGAACTGGTATAGCAAAATAGTAAAAGATTGGAGTGAAATTCCAAACTGCATTCAATTCTTTGATAACGAGTTGACAGATGCAAGAAAAGAAGTAAAGATAAATGGCAATATTGAGAAAAATGCTACTTATCTTCCTGCTTTTGTGGAATTACGTTTTGGTCAATTACAAGAGATAGAAGCCATACTAGAGCATCTAAACATACAGTTGCGTAAAAAAAGAAGTGAATATTTGCGTAAGTATTTAGAGAACTATAATAAGGTGTTAAGTAGTAGAGACGCCGAAAAATACGCAGATGGCGAAGATGAAATTGTTGCGATTGGTGAATTAATTAATCAGGTCGCACTTATTAGAAATCAATATCTCGGAATAACAAAGGGGTTTGAAATTAAACACTTTCAACTGTCTAACATAATTAAGTTACGTGTAGCAGGCATGGAAGATTCAGAGATAACAACATATTAGGGTAGAGGAAATAATGACTGGGATTCATATAGTTAAAAGAAATGGGGACAAAGAACAACTAGATTTAGAGAAAATGCATAAAGTCGTTTTCGAAGCATGTAATAATATTAACAATGTATCAGCGAGTGAAGTTGAATTAAAATCTCACATTCAATTTTACAGCGGTATGACAAGTAGTGAAATACAAGAAACATTAATCAAGGCAGCCGCTGAACTAATAACAGAAGACACTCCAAATTATCAATGGGTGGCAGGCAACCTAATCAATTATCATATTAGAAAAGAAGTATATAACGACTTTCAACCTTGTCATATTATTGAATTAGTTAATACAAATACTAAATCTGGGTTTTATGATGAGGCGTTACTAAAAGATTATTCTGTAGAAGAATGGGATAAGATTAATGGCTTTATTAAACACGACAGAGATTTTGATATATCTTATGTTGGCATGGAACAATTCCGTGGCAAATATCTAGTACAAAATCGTGTAACACATAAGATATATGAAACGCCACAGATGGCGTATATGTTAATTGCGGCAACATTGTTTAGTAATTATCCAAAAGAAGAACGTTTGAAATGGGTAAAAGATTACTACGATGCAATTAGTACTTTTGATATTTCATTACCAACTCCCGTTATGGCTGGTGTTCGTACTCCACAAAGACAGTTCAGTAGTTGTGTGTTAATTGAAACAGATGATAGTTTAGACAGTATTAATGCAACATCCAGTTCAATTGTTAAGTATGTCTCTCAGAAAGCAGGAATTGGGGTTGGTGCGGGTAGTATCCGAGCAATAAACTCACCTATTCGTAATGGCGATGCATCACATACTGGTGTTATTCCATTCTATAAAATGTTTCAAGCGGCAGTTAAGTCATGTTCACAAGGCGGTGTTCGTGGTGGTGCGGCAACATTATATTATCCTGTTTGGCATTATGAAGTAGAAGACTTACTTGTTCTAAAGAACAATAAAGGTACAGAAGATAATCGTGTACGCCATATGGACTATGGTGTTCAGTTTAACAAGTTGATGTATGAACGTCTAATGACAGGTGGTAATATTACATTATTCTCACCGCAAGATGTCCCAGGACTATACGAAGCATTCTTTAATGACCAAGATAAGTTCCGTGAACTATATGAACAAGCAGAACGTAAAACATCTATTCGTAAGAAAACAGTACCTGCGATTGAATTATTTTCATCATTTATGAATGAACGTAAGAATACTGGTCGCATCTATTTGATGAATGTAGACCACGCAAATGACCATGGGTCTTTTGATACAGATGTGGCACCGATTAAACAGTCAAACTTATGTTGTGAAATTAATCTACCAACAAAGCCTCTTACACATCTACATGATGAAAACGGTGAGATTGCATTGTGTACGCTGAGTGCTATCAATTGGGGAAATATACAGAAGCCAGAAGATTTCAAAAAACCATGTGAATTGGCAGTGCGAGGGTTAGATGCTCTATTGACTTATCAAAATTATCCAATTCTTGCGGCACAGATTTCTACAGATAACAGGAGACCTTTGGGCGTAGGCATTATTAATTTTGCGTATTGGTTGGCTAAAAATGATACAAATTATTCTGACCCTAACTTAGAATTAGTAGATGAATGGGCAGAAGCGTGGAGTTATTATCTAATCAAAGCAAGTGCAGATTTGGCGGCAGAAACAAGTGCATGTCCTTTATCCAAAGAGACCAAATACGGACATGGTATTTTGCCTATTGATACATACAAGCGTGAGGTGGATGAACTAGTAGAACCAAACTATAAACAAGATTGGGATGGATTGCGTAAGCAGTTGAAAGATACTGGTATTCGAAATTCTACTCTGATGGCTCTTATGCCAGCAGAAACATCCGCACAGATTTCAAATTCTACAAATGGTATTGAGCCTCCTAGAAGTTATGTTTCAGTGAAACAATCAAAGCATGGTATTTTGAAGCAAGTTGTACCTGGTATTCATAAGTTAAAGAATAAGTATGAGTTGTTATGGGACCAAGAGTCACCAGAGGGATATTTAAAAATCATGGCTGTATTACAAAAGTATATCGACCAAGGTATATCAGTTAATACATCATACAACCCTATCTTTTTTGAAGAAGAAAAGATTCCAATGTCAGTGATGCTACAGCATCTTATCATGTTCTATAAATATGGCGGCAAGCAGTTATACTATTTCAATACATTCGATGGTCAAGGAGAAATTGATGTATCTAAAATGATGGATGACCCACTCGCTCAAACTGTAATCGATGATGAGGCTTGTGATGGATGCGTGATTTAGAAGATTGGGACTATGTAAATAGTATCCGAGAACAGAATAGAAACAAGTATTGTTTTATATCGTCTAAGTATAATTTTCTTAGTTCATGTCAGGCCAATATGTTTTATAATAATGAAGCAGTAGAGAAATTATTCCTTGACAAATCAAGTACATTGTGTTACATTGATTTAAAGATAGGCATACGTACTAATATAGAACATCTAAAGACCTTTCTTAAGATTTTAATATGGAGAATGAATAATGGCGTACTTGTTTTGCATATCAGCAACGAACCAGGGCCAAATTTTAGACAAAAATCTTTATATGATTTGGAAGTGTTTTATGAAATATATGAGCATATATGTAACGAAGTAAATGATATATTGAACATATCATTTGAATTGAAAGAACATGTCGGTAACGATGTATTAAATGACCCAGCGTATAAACAGTTTATAGAATATATTGACAGTAAGAGCGAAAAATATATTAACCCAGGATTTGTTGAGACAAGTTGGTATACTGAGGACGCGGTTAAGACGAAAATAGATAAATATCAGATTAAAAGCAGAGAAAAGAGAGAACAAAATGACAGTATTTGACGCAACTAACAAATCAGACCATACAAAAGCATTAGCATTCATGGATCCACATGGTGGTGTAGCAATTCAACGATATGATATGCTAAAGTATAAACAGTTTGATAAACTAACTGATAAGCAGTTGGGTTTCTTTTGGCGACCAGAAGAAGTCGATGTTTTAAAAGATGCAAATGATTTTAAAAATTTAACAGACAATGAGCGTCATATCTTCACTTCTAACTTAAAAAGACAAATCTTACTAGATAGTGTTCAGGGTCGTGCCCCTAGTGAAGCATTTGGTCCACTTGTTTCTATCCCAGAACTAGAGGCATGGATTCAAACTTGGACATTTAGTGAAACAATTCATTCACGTAGTTATACACATATTATTCGTAATGTGTATGCAGACCCATCAAAGGTGTTTGATGAAATGATGGATATCGAAGAAATCATGGATTGTGCAGGAGATATTTCAGAATGTTATGACGAACTTATTGATTTGTCTTTGAAGTATCAATTATTGGGAGAAGGTAC